TGTTTTATCTTTTGTTTATAGGTGTTAATTATTTCTTTTAGTTCTTCTATTGTGAACTTTCGTGTTTTGTTAGCTTCTAATTCTAATTTCTCATATTCGTCTTTTCCTATTTTGCTTATTAGGTAATATCTATAATTAATTAAATTTCCGCTTAAATATGTGTTACAATGTTCGCACTGAAGATGCACGTTCCTTTCGTCAAATCTTACTGACCAATGGTTGTTAGCGTTCCAAAAGTGACCCGCGTTCTCCTTCTTTGGCATCTTCTGACAGCTTATACATACGTTACCTTTGTCTCGTAGTCTTATGTACTTATTGAAAGTCTGCTGTGCTAATTTTATGTAGTCTTGAATAGTTAGTAAATCGTTTTTCATTTTAGCTTTCGTCTTTTTCCATTGCTTGGTCTTTTCTGATTCTACCCAAACACGAACACACTCCTCATTTAAACAATATTTCTGAAGAAAGCGTATAGGTTCAAATGGTTGTTTGCAGTTCTTACATTTCATAAGTTTAAATTTTTAAGTATTTTATAAAGTACATTAACTACTATTGAATTACCCGCTTGTTTGTATGCTTGACTATCTGATACAGGCCAGGTGAAAGTATCAGGAAAATCCATAAGTCTGAAACATTCTCTCGGTGTTAATCTGCGAATTTTATAACCATCCCACAAACGTGTCGTGTTATGATGTGGTTCAGTTAAAGATGGGGAATAAGAATGAACACTTCTATTATGAACATCAATAACTAATGGTTCGTGTTTTTCAAATTTTGAAATATTTAAATCTAATGTGTCATTTAGTTTATAACATCCATAATTAAAATTACTTTGTTTTTTATTTTCTTTTCCATATTTAATTTTTACTGTGCTATTATCAAAATATAAAGTTGTATTTGATTCTTGTAAAAATTCATAATTATCACCTTCATTACAAGTATCACAAAAATTATATTGATAATTTCCACAAGTATGGAAGCCATATTTACATAATTCTATTTTTATAGTGTTATCAGTTGGACATAATGCAGCATTCGCTCTTAAACAATTTGCAATATCATTTTGGTCTTTTGGTTCAAAAATAAAACCTGTTCCTTTTTCATTATGATTGTCATTATGTTTTGAGAATCCTTCAATCATCTTTTCACTCAAAAAATACTTATCATCCACATTCTCCTCAAGTATATCTTTGAGTCTTTTTGTTAATGACTCTTCAATGGGGAATCTAAAGGAGTTGTCCTTGTCATCACGAATACCAATCAAAAATACTCTTTCTCTATTTTGTGGGACTCCGTGTTCTTTTGCGTTTAATACCTTCCAATATAAATGGTAATGTACTGAATCTTCGTAAGCAAATAAAACAGGCAATCCGTTAACCGATTTTCCACCAAGTAAATTAACCCATTCGTTAAATGTTTTTCCGTTATCGTCCGAAAGTAATCCTTTGACGTTTTCGAATATAAAATACCTCGGTTTGTTTACCTGAATAAACTCAAGTGAATTAAAAAATAAGATTCCGCGTTTATCGTCTTTACCTAATCGTTTTCCTGCTAATGAAAATGCTTGACAAGGTGGCGAAGTCATATAAATGTCAAGTGATTCACTTGGAATCTCCCTTTCATACACATTGGTTGGATAATATTCAGGTTCTCCATAATTATGAATGAATGTTTGTCGTGCATACTTGTCCATATCACAAGCAAATAGTTCTTTATATTCAATCCCTAATCTCATTAATGCTTGGTTAAATGCACCAACACCGCTAAAATCACTTCCTACTTTTATCATAAGTCTATATCTTTAAATTTTATTTCATTTTGTAAGTCCTGAACTTTATTTTTTAGGTCTAAGTTTACGTACTGAAGCCTAAATAAAGCCTTTACCGTAGTTCTATAATCTTCTTCTAATTCCTTAAAGCATTCGTGTATTTCTTGAATGTCTTGTAGACTTTTAGACATAGAAGTTATTAGGTCTTCTCTATTTGGGTGATTCTTTTTTATTTCGTCTAATGATAGGCTTACTTTAGCGTATAATGCGCCTAACTGGACACTTGTCTTTAATAGTTTTAAATCTTCCATTTATTTGTTTAGTTGTTTTAGTTTTTCACTTGTTGACATTAATCCGTCAGTTTCTATAATTCGTGTTTGAGTAGGTGGTTTAGGTGTGTTATTTCTATTTGCATAAATCCGTCTTCCGTTATCGTCTAACAAATAGTATTGATATTTTTCAACGTCCAAATATAGCTTATATACTCCATTTTTACTTACTCCTTTTGGTTTACTTTTCGCCACCTTCAAATGTACCTCGTTCATTTCAGCACCAACTCCATTAGCATCTGCTAATCCGTAAGGTGGTCGCCAAGGAATTAATACACTTAAACCTTTTCTAAACCATACTTGACCACCAGCGAAGTCACGAGCGGTTGGAATAGGAAAGTAACTTATATCAGTACCAGCTATAGTCTTTGAAGTTGTCATAGGTTGGTCACGAACGTGGTTAATAATACAGTTATGTCTGCCTGTTTTACGTGCGTTTTTTCTTACCAAGTTCAAAATTCTACTTAAATATTTATCTTCACGTCCTAAATCTGAATGTTTAAATTCTTCAGTAAGTTCATTCCAAGGGTCAATAGTTGTAGTGTGAATAGTAATATCTTCTTTTCGTTCTATTTCGTCCACTAAATCGTAAAACTTTTCTATCGTTAAGTCTTCTTCTATAGGGTCAATTACTACGAAGTGTTGGTTAACAAACATTTCAGCAGTTACTTGTTCTCCTTGTGTCATTAAATGATATGGTTTACCTATGTATTTGTGGCATAATTCTGCGTATATTTCTGCTGCGTTTCCTGTTTCAGGTGAAAATACAACGTGATTCCAATTATGTAAACACGAAGTATTAATTAAGAACTCAAACCAAAGTTCCGTTTTACCTGAAGCTGGTGCAGCACCGATGTATGTAGTACAACCTTGTTTTATTGTATAGGGTAGTATATCAAAGTCCCAACCTACTGAATGTCCTTTTACGTCTTTTTGTAGACGTATTTCTAACATTTGTCCGCTTATGTTTTGTAGTCTTGTGTACATAGTTCGTGTTTTATTAGCAACCTTCCCAAAGTGGAGTTATGCCATTTGTATTTTTTTTAATGTAAGGTAAAGTATTTAAAAGTTTACTTTTCCAATTAGAAATTTTATTACCATTACCATCACGCCATTCATTTACTACCCAACTTTCGTATTTAAGTTTCAAATCTACTTGATTAATTAAAGGTTCTTTTTCTATAGCATAAGTTAAAAATTCAGAAAATTCAGGTATATATATTTCTTCTTTATCTTCTTTCTTTCTTATTATGGTGTCGTTTGTGTTTCGTTTGCGTTTCGTTCGTGTTTCATTTGTGTTTCCTTCACCTTGGTAACTATCATAATTACAAATAGTTAGCTGTGTCGTTATTGTGTCGCTTTTTAAAACAATCATAGAATCTTTTTGAAGCATAGAAAAAAACCTTCTAACCTTTGATTTATCCCATTGCCAACGCTTACCCCAAGACTCTAAACTCATAATACTTTGACCTCTTTTAACTTCATATAATTTACCCTTAATCATAACTTTTGAATCAGAAAAATTAACGTTCATAATTAAATCATACCAAGCCTCAAGTTTACTGTAAACTCTTTTCTCATTGTATAGCCAATGTTCGCAAATTGACCTATGTATTTTAATCCAGCCGCTCATTACGTAAAGTATTCAGGTGTTTCAATATTCTTATCATTTGATAAAATTCTTTGCATTTCCTTAAATGAAATTAAAGTAGGTATTTTTTTACTAACACTTTGAAGCAATATAATTTCATCTAATCCATTAGAATAAACACATTCGTAATAATGATGTGTTGATTTACCAACTTTTTTAGATTCAATCAAAAAAAAGTCATTTGTACTTTTGTAATAAAATAATTCAGCCATAACTAAAATTTTTAATAAATAAAAAAACCCCTTAAACTCCCGTGCATCCTACCTCACGTTCATTTAAAGGGTTAAATAATTCCTTTCGAGTTTATAATGTAGGATGAACTCGTCTGCAAATAT